CCGCTTGCAGTTTCGTTTGTCCGCTTTTCAGGATCAGCGGTATTTCTTCACGTGTCACATCTTCGTCAATGTCCACTTCGCCCTTCAGCAGTTGGACGCCTTGCTCTTCCAGCACGAAGGAGAAATTGCCTTGCTTTGTTGTCCTTTGCAGCCGGTCGGGAAAAGCAAGGTATTTGCGGTTTGCCACAGCCGGCACCGGAAACGGGTACGAAAAAGTGCCGGTGTCGTCGTTCAGCACGGGGCTGTTTTTCTCGATGCTGATGGAGGCATCAGCCGGCATGTATATCCGGTTGTTGTTTACTGTTAGTTTCATTTCTTGTTCACCTTAGTTTTGAATGTGTTGATGTCGGTAATGGCTTCGTCGATCCCCCCACGACCGTACTTGTTGATGTTTGCCCGGATGGGCTTATCCAGCTGGGCTGAAAGCTTGGAAAGCAGGGCTTTGAGCTCGGGGTCGGAAGAGGATAAGGGTTGTGTAGGGTTTGAGGATGCTGTGGGCTGTGGTGAGGTGTAGCCGCCGGAGGAGAAACCTTTAGGGGATGAAGAAACAGCTGCTACCACGGAGCCAACGTCGAGCTTATCGAGGGAGCCGGAACGCCGGGCCATTTCGAAAACATCCAGAAACCGCCGTACATCCGGATTGTAGGTACCTTCCTGCGGCACCACGTACTCGCCTTTGTGAACCGGCCCGGCATACTCGTACTTACCACCCCGTCCGGTATAGCCACCTTCGGCAAACCCTTTACTTACACTTGCGACAGCTTGAGCCGCGATAATTGCTGTATTTATTTTGGCATTCGCCAACGCTTTTGCTGTCATCGTCGCACTATATGTAGCTGCCATCCCGGGGCCAATTAATGGGATGGTTGCCATTTCAGCGGCAGCAACGGCAATCGCTGATTTTTCTTTGGCAAGATTTACCCAAACTGAAGCAATCGCCATGGCCTTTTCAAACGCAAACATAGCAATTTGCATAGCCGAACCTTGTTCGAATAACCCCGACAAGGCACCAGCTATTTGACCGATGCCCTGTATCTGAATATCTTTTAGGTCTTCTCTTGCTGTAGCAATTTCTTGCTCTACTTTAAATCGCTTAGCTAATATTTCAGCTTGTTTCTCACTCTCAGACTGAAGGTATGATGTCCAATCTTTTTCCATCATTTTCTCAACATCATGCTGATCTTTAAGTGCTTGTATATCGAGATCCCTGTCAACTTTATCACTAAGACTGAGTTTTCTACCTTCTGTTTTTACGATACCCGAACCATCGTCGGTGGACGGTTGTGAGTCGAACCCTTGTCCCGTGTAATTTCCGCCACCACTTCCGCCGGAACCAGAACCGCCTGTTCCGCCGGAACCAGAACCAGATCCGGTAGATCCAAGCCCGGACATCTTTTGCTGTAAGTCGCTAACAGCCTTATTCAGTTCTGCCTCCTGGTCTCCCAGTTCGGTAAAACGGCTGCGTATTCCTTCCAGTTTTTTAGGGAGAAGGTCCATCGCGTTCAAGGCTGTTATTTCTTCATCCGAAAGCAAGGTGCGCAATTTGTTTGGATCAGTTTCGTTGGCTACCTTTTCACGGGCTTTGTTGGCAATTTCCTCGTATTTAGCGATTTGTTTGATGGCGTCCAGTTCGTCGAGCTTCAACTGGAGCCGTTCTTTGTAGTTATCTTTCAGTGCCTCTTCTTTGATAGCCAGCAAAATCCGATTCTCGTACTGCTGATTAACTTCCTGCAACCGGTTTCTCAGTTCCTCATTGGTTACTTTTTCGATGTCCAGATTTTTTAGGAAGTCGGGATATTTATCCTGCAATTCCTGAATCAGTTTATTACGGGTTTCCTGTGAATTTGCAGCATGAGTAATTGATGTTACAAGAAGATTTATTTCAGACCTCTCCTTTTGCAGTGTGTCCGACAGCTTCACTTCTGTCCATTCGCCTACTTTGCCCACCACCTTTTCGAGCCAGCCCAATAAACCCGAGTTGATAAATTTTGAATGAATGAATTGCCCGATTTTTTCCCATGAACCGGCCAGGTTGTTGTTTTTGATGTTGTACTCGTTTGTGAGCGAAATACCCTCGTCCATTGCCTTGTTTGCCAGCTTTTGCTGTTCGCGGATCATCCCGGTATTGGCAGCCATGGCAGCCAGTACCTGTACAGCCCTGGCACCGTCAACATCCAACATGTCGAGCCGTTGTGCCATGATAGCCATGCCGTCGTTGTTGCCATTCAGGCCTTCAAGAACTTTCAGGAAAGCCTCGTTTGCATCGGTATTCAACAGCTGTGTAAATTGCGATGTGCTCATCCGGGCAATGTTGGCATACTTCGAGCTATCCTTGAACATATCAACCATGACCTTCCCGTGAGCCGTTGCCGACATTTCCTGCGTTTGCCCCAACTGGTCGAGCGCCGAAGCATAACCGATAATTTCAGCAGCACCAACTTTCGACTGTACGGCCACGCCACCCATCCGCTTGAGGTAATCAATGAGGAAGGGAGCCTGGGCATTTGAATTTGCGCTTACTTCGTTAATCGCTGATCCCACCTTGAGCATCGATTCCTTAAATTCGGTGCCATACTGGTTTCCTACTTTGTATATCTCGGTGAGCTTGCCCACTTCCTTAATGGCTTCGGCAGCATTGCCGCCCAGGTCGTCGCCCAGCGCAACTTTAATCTGGTTGGCCACTTCCACGAATGACATCACATCCTGGCGGCTCTTTTTACCAAGCCGTCCGGCTTCTTCGGCAAGCAGGAGCAATTCTTTCCGTGGGGTTCGGGTATTGAACGTGCGGAAATCCTGATACATTTCACGCACCTGTGTGCGGGTCAATCCGGTAGTTTTCTGGACGTTTGCCAGGGCATCATCCAGTCCAACAATACCGTTTATCCATTCTTTTAATGAAAAAGCAATCCCTGTTATCGTAACCAAAATACCAGTAATAATAGCCGCATACTTTGTTGCCCCATCGGCCATTTGTCCCCAAAGTGATTGCTTTTGCCGCATCACCCCTCGTGCTTTGTTCAGCTCGGCAGTAATCAGTCCCAGGTCTTTCTCCTTTTTTGCAAACTCTTCGGTGTCGCGCGACATGCCCTTCATTTGGGCACGGACAGCCCGCTGCGCCTTTTCCAAGTCGCGCCAGCTTACCTTGTTGATGTCTTTCAGGACGGACTCAACATCGAAAGTTTCTTTTTTTAGTGATCGTTGGGCAGCTTCCACCCGTTTGAGCTCGCGCTCAATGCCTGTCATTTTAACGGTATCGCCCGCTTTTTGGGCGTTTACCAGGTCGCGGCGAAGCTCTTTAGCTTTATTGCCAAGGGCATCCAAGGCGGCCTCGGCCTGTTTGCCATCGAGGTAAACCGTTGTTTTTGCACGTTCGTTAATTGCCATTGCAGAATTGTTTTCTGCAAGGTATTATTGTGGAATGTGTGGGAAAAGGACAGAAAAAAAGCCCCACCGGGAGGTGAGGCAGGCAATTACGATTGTTTTTTTATCTCGATATTCTCAATAATAACGGCTTTCGCTTTCTCCGAATACTTTACTGAAAGGATCTCACCCAACTTTTTCACCTGTGAAAAGAATGTTTTCGAGTACCAGGGCTTACGGCGGCGGTCGCTAAACTCGACTTCGCCGATGGAAACCCCACGGCCTACGCCCATATCCACAAACTTGCCGTAGTATTCAAAGGCAAATTCAATCCGCTCCGGATTGCCGCCAGATTGGGTAATGACATGATGCGCAAAACTGTTGATCAGGTTACCGGTGTGGTGGATCCGGAGCCGGGCAATCATGTTTTCCCAGCGTTCGATCACGATCTCCGCCCATGCTTCAACCGTCAGTACGATGTTAGTTTGATCAGCCATTCAGCGAAAAGTTTTCGTCGCTCACGATGTAGCTGAACATGTACCCGTAGTAATTATTCACCAACGGCCCAATGCGCTGGTAATCGATACGGGAGCGGTCGAACCCATAACACGGATCACCAAAGTCTTTGCTGTCGGCCAGCATCCGGAGGAAGAGTTTTTTTGCGATGGCCATGCACCGGTTTTGCACTTCCAGTCGGCTGGATGAGTCGTTGAGCTTTGCCTGATCGACGATGGAAAACGAATGAAAGCCATGATCGAAGTTGCCGCGCTCCAGGCTCAGGAAACCGTTGCCATCGTCTTCCACCAGCAACACCGGCGGATGTACCGTGCGTATTTTTTCCAGCACCTCTTCCATGCCAGAGAGGCCGGAAATGCGCTCCACGCTTTTGATTTCGGGGAAATCGGCGAGAATGCTTTCAACGTATGAATACTGATCGAACATGTTATTTAGATTTAATTTGTTGAGCCATGAGATTAAGTTGATAAAATGCTTCGTGTACCTGCGTTTTCAGGATTGCCTGATTACGGGTAATATCGCCATTATTGAGCGAAGCCAAGAGCGAAAAAACAACTTTATGATCGGACCCCTGTTCGCCAGAGCCGGAACCGCCGGAGAAAATGTACGGGTACGTTTCTTTCAGCATCACTTTGGCTCCAGCAAACCAGAACAAAACCGCCTGCTTTTTGTACATCGGCACCAAGCGGAACCAATTGGCGTTTCGGCCAAAAACAACCGAAAGAAACCGGTTCAGGTACTTTTTGTTTGCCGTGAAACTGAAAGCCCTGAAGTTGGTATCCATCCGCAGGTAATCTTCGAGCGGCACCCGGAACAGTTTGTGGTTGCAACCTTTCATTCTTAGCAAACGCGGCAGCAATCCCAACGGATTGACAGATTTTGTCAACCATTCCAGTTTTGAAACCATAGGCGCAAAAGTCTGCATGTTCATCGTAAACGGGCCTGCACCCTTCCGGGTGAAGGTAAATACCGTTTCGCCATCCTGGATGGCTATCCCTTTTTTCATTTTCAGGCCGGTAAGGATTAGAAAAGATTGCGTAAGCAGGTACTTTTCGCCTTTATTGCGGAGCCAGGCTTTGGATATTGAAAACAACTGCTTTTCGGTTAGCTTATCCCAGCCCGTTGGTAGTGTGAGGTAAATCTTCTTCATCAGAATCCGGCTCTAAAGATGGGTTTTTCGATCGTGTTTTTCTCGATGATAGTTGCCTGTATGGTGGCATACAGCGAACTGTCGCGGAAAGCAGCGTAGGAATCGGGCGCGGCCATGATCACCTTACGGACTTTCATCAGGTACGATTGCGCCACCTCCTTTTTGCCGATTGTGAAGTTCGCGAAGGCAAATCGAAGATTCTCCAGAATCGCTTTATTTGCATTGGTAAGGTCGCCATCTCGAAGTTGCTCAATGATCTGGTCCGACAGATAGGGGCTGATCACCGGCTCGATCTCCAGGTGAATGGCATCCATCATCTGCGGTTTTGCTGCCAGAAATGCCAACCTGTTTCCATCAAACGGCGTATACCGTCGAAAATCTTTTAGGGTGAGGATATAGGTATCCGACAGCAAGGTGTAAGCCGGAGAACCTTTCCACTCGTCGTGGTAATCGGCATGATCTTCCAGGTATTCCAATAAATCCTCAATGGCATCCGACAGCTTCTTTGCCATTTGCTCGGCCAGCTTCTTAACCCGTTCGGGAGAAGCAGGCGCCTGGTTGTCGTTACGGGTAACAACAAAACCGGCTTCAGTTTCCATCAGGTCGAACGACGGGATTCCTTCCAGATACGCTTTTCGTGCCACAACAGCCTCGGCATAGCTTAATAATTCCTCATTACCGGCCTGATCCAGGATCGCATAAAGATCCGTACCAATCAATTCACGCTTGATCCAGTTGTTTGCTTCGCGCAATTCGCTTTCGTACTTACCAAAATCGTTCCCAACGATTGTTGGTATATATTTTTTCAGGGTATCAATGGTATTTACAATCATGGCTTAAGTTGTTATAGCCAGTTCTTTGCCTGACTTGTTTACATCTAAGGTGGTGAACTCGAAATCGGGGACGGCAAACACAATATCCTTGTCCCAGCCGTTGAAACGTTTGATCAGCGTGAGAGGACGCAGCAAACGGTCGCGCACAGGCTTCATCAGAGCCTGCTTGATCTGGAACAATTCACGCTTATCGGTTCCCGAAAGGCTGCCACTCCCTTTTCCGGGCACCGACCCGATGAGCGACTGATGGGCGCCCATGGCGTAGCTGATAACGTTTGATACCTCTTCGGAGTCCTCGATGTATTCGCCGCCTTCCATTTTATCGGGAATATCCACAATCTCAAGGTACTTTTCCTCCTTCGCCCCCGTTCCGGAGTGGATCATTTCTTTGATAGCCACAATTGCTTTCCCGGCATTCTCTTCCCCGGTCAGAAACTCATTGAAAGCCGCATGTTCTTGCGAAATACGTGCAGCAACAGCTTCTTTGTCGTTCTGGTCAATGTTTTCTTCCTTGAAAATATTATGAAAATACTTTGGGGAGATATAGATGATCTTTTTTACCCCCAAGGCATGTTTCATTTTCGATGTTTTGAACAGCGGGATCTGCTGACTGAAATCGTACCAGCCCGAAAGGAAGATCGACCACCAGTAAGGTTCCTGGTAATAGGTCCGCCCGGGCGTTGGCATGTTTACCGGAATAACGTAGCGATAAGAAGGTTTCGTTTCTCCCAGGTATTCATTGAGGCTCATCAGCGGGTTGAAACGGTCGAGCACGTCGGTTACGGCAATATCTTTCTCGGTTGGACTATCGCCCCATTTGGCCGAATAGAAATGTTTGGTGATCCGGCCTTTCGCTGAGTCGATCACGCCCCAGCGACTGAACACCGCCTCTTTGCTGCGAAGTGAAACAATCTTCTTTTTGTCGGTGCTAACAATGATTTCGGAGAAAACATTGTAAAAGGCTTTCAGGTCAGTCAGCTGTTCGAGGAAATAACCCGAAATATCGTTGTCTTCGAAGAACTCCAACACGTCATCGTCGAACACATCTTCGTAGCCAACAATCTTATTGCTTTCGACGATCCGCCGCATGGGTTTAATGCCTTGCCCGTAACCGGCCGAAACGTTGAATTCGAGATTGGCGCCGACCACTTCGCTTTTCTTGATCTTCGCCAGCACATCGGCCGGCAGCGTGTTGCCATCGCCCCAGGGAACAATCTCGTAATTACCGATTTTTTCCACATCATCGGGCTCCGTAATGATCTCAGCCGACGATGGCATTTTCAAAATAGCTTTTGCTTCGGGGATGTAGGTCGCTGGCCCCATTGAAATAACTTTCATAAAACTACCTCCTGTCCATTAATTTCGGTGATAGTACAGCGCCGCACGGTCCGGATTTCTTCCGAATCGCAAAACTTGATGTTCATTGTCCTGCCTTTTGAATGAAAAGAAGTACAGATCACCCGTTTGCCAACCACCTGGTGGCCATCTTTTGCCACATAGGTAAGCGAGAATTCGCCGCGTTCGACCAGTTTATGAATATGCGAGCTGTGTATCATGCTTTTTTTTGAGCAAAATACACAGCCCGTAAGCGGGAAGAAAGGACAGATTAACCGTCCGCCAGTTCCTTTTCAGTAATCAGACCTTTCAGGTATAAAATGGCTTTGTGCTTGTTCCATGCGATGGTTTGGCCAGTGTCCATGATGATAGACTCGGGCTCTAATCCCGTTTTTGATGTTACTTCGAGGGCGAGGGTTAAAGCGAGTTTCACCCCTTGAGAATCGGTGTGGTAGACAATTTTACTCATGATCTGTTAGCAACAAAGTGGGCCGTGTGGTGCTAACAGATCATAAAACACCCGAAGGTGAATCAGGATAGTAGGGACTTTCACCCATACTCACGGCCCGATATGTTGGTTCGACAAACTCAAACCAACCTTCGGGCACCTTATTCTGTAAAATGATCTGTTAGCGCCGTAAAGATAGAAAAAGGAAATAAAAAACCCCGACGAGTGCCGGGGTTGGATTGGTTTTGATATGGTTTTACCAATCATCTTCGGATGTATCAACCATTGAATTTTTAAAACTATCGATTGTTGCCAAAATTTCTGCCTCAAGTTCATCAATAGCCATTACCACATGTTGATTTTCTAGTTTTGTGATTCTTATTGTCATCTTAGAAGCTTTAGCTCCGTATAATTCGATCTGCTGTTTAGCTCCTTCATCAGTCATACCTATCTTGTAGAACTCGTAATTCTTCTTGTATTCACTGTAAGGTTGTTTCTCAGGACCATGCAGGATTAAAATATCATTTATTTCGTACTTATATCTTCCATCCTTTACCTGAACTGTCATTGTAAAATCAGCGTTGAATGTAAAAACTACAGGAATGCTAGCTATTCCACCACCAGTCATATAGTTGTAGTTTATTGGAATAACACCTTTGCCAATCAATTTTCCTAATTCGGGGTCATCCATCTGTAAAACATGATTCGCTGATTTGAAATTTTTGGCGAACCATTCTCTTGCTGAACTGTATAGTTCTGAAGCTTGTTTATTCGATACTTGTACCACTTCTGAGTAATCCTGAGCCATAGCAAGCATTGGCAATAGTGCAAAGAGCAAGAATAGTCTTTTCATAATTGAAGGTCTATGTTTGATTCAATTTGTATTTGGTAATTACCAAATATACATAACAATTGACATCTCATGCAATGATTTGCCAAACGGCGCCCCTTATTTGGAATCATTCCAGATAATTTATCATATTACGTAAAAATCGGGTCTGTAATCACCAAAACTGGAGAGGGCGGCGCGGGGTCTTCCGACGGAAAAAGGGGGAAAATTCCCCCTTTTGAACCCTTTTTTTTGCTGACCAACAGGACAGTACATTTTTTAAGGTGAAAACAGCCCGATAGTTTAATTATCTACACATTAAAACACTTCGAGCGCCAGAAAATTTTTTTCGGCGGCTAATTTGCCTTCATTTTATATTTAAATAGCCGACAAACACACAACACGCAGAACAACAACTATTTACACTTGTAGCGTGTTTTGTTTTTTTGTATCTTAGTTATATGAAAATGAGAGGGAAACCGATCAGATTCTATCCAAAATCCAAATTGTTTAACATTTAAAAGGTTGTTTTATGACAGTAAAAAAAGACGTTGCACCCATGCAGGTGCAAAAAGGAAAAACTACACCCAAAAACGAAGTAAAAGAAAGTTTGCCATTTGAAGCAAAAGCCCAGGAACCAACAGCCGAAGAGCTAAAAAAACAGGTTGACGAGCTACAAAAAAAGCTCTCATCTATTCCCCAGGCATTAGATCAGCGAATCGAGTATTTTACGAAAAAACAAGATTTAATCCGCAAACTGGGTAGGCTTGACACCAGCCACCAAAACCTATCCGAACATTTAGACGCACTTGCAGAGATTGCCGCAAAAAATGAGTTTGAAAATGAGGACTATTTTTTGAATATAGAAAGTGGCGGCAAGTACAGCAAAAAAGCGATTTTCAGCCTACAAAACCCTGTAATAATTGGGGAGGTCATTAGTTTCATGCTTGGGCGAATTGATACCAAACGGCAGGAGTTGAAAAAAGAAATTGAAGCCTAAAAAGCAAAAGGGCGGATCCCTCCGCCCTTTCAATCCAAAATTGTTTAACATCTAAAAATAGACGTCATGAGCAAAAATAGCAAATCCGACCGTAAAGAGCAATATTTGAACAACCGTAAAACCTTGATAGAGCTATCAAAATTTGTCAGGATTGGAGTAAAAGAGGGCGCATATGACAGCGTAAACGATGGATTAAAAGAAATCTACACCGAGCAAAACCCCGAGATTGACGAGTTTAAAACCTTCCAACAATGGAAACGAGAGGGCGCAACCGTACGCAAGGGAGAAAAAGCCTTTTTAATATGGGGCCAACCCCGGCAGGTTTCGCAGGTCCCGGAGGGAACAACCGAACCCGAAGAGTTTAAATACTGGCCAATTTGTTACCTTTTCGCAAATACGCAGATATTTAAGCCCGAAAGCAAAAAAGAGACTGAACCGCAGCAAAAACCCGAATTTGAACCCGTGAACGGAGACGATTTTTAACGATATGTGCACAGGCTTAGTTTTTTTCGTGCGGTTTTTTGAGAAATAGCCTTTAATCTGAAAAAACCAAAGGTTTGGAGGTTGTACCGCAACAACTCCGCAGGGATGGTTTGTGCCATCCCAAGCGCCCCCAATATGGTGTTCCGTGCAGTGCTCCTATCGTCGCAAATTTCAATTGAAATTCAACAATCCTATAAAGTATTGCTGCACTCTACCGGACTTTATTTGTTGATTTTTGCAAACTCTATCCCCCTCCAAATTCCCAAAAACAGGATCGAGTTTTACAAAAAGGGCGCAACTAAAATCGTTTGACAAATATTAATTACTCATTTCGCTTCTATCAACATCCCGCAAAAAAAAGAGCAGCCAAAGCCGCTCTCATAAAAACAACCACTACCAGTCAATGAGTCAACCAAAGCACCAGTAGCAGGAAGGCAACGGCAATTATAATCCCTTTGACTTCCTTGAGTAGTCCAATTACTTCATTCATTGGCAATCCTTTCTTTTTTGTATGAGAGCTCTGACAGATTAAAAACATGTAAAATCATGTATGATTTTCTTTTGTCGTGTCAGGAGGATGGTTTAAATTTGAACTGTCAAGAAGAAATTCAAACCCACTCTCAGTGGTAAAACTTAAACCTGGTCCTCTTCCAGGTTTTTTTTCACCTGAAATATACTATAGAGATCAAAAAAAAAGAATACTATTTTCTTTAAATTGGCTATTAGTTATCAATCAAAAGCCGTTAGCTGATTGATATTCAATACATAACTATTTTGATAATTAAAAATAGTTTACCAAAACGATAATTTTATGAAAGGTAAATTTCCGAAAAGTTAACTAAAAACAAAGCATTTTACCCCCTAATAATCCCACCACCAACACCTCTTCCACCACCAGCAAAAGGAAATAGGCACATCCCAATCAGGAGCGTATCAAATGCATCGGTGCCATCGGTACGGTATTCCAGCAGGTCTTCTTCGTTTTCGGCCAGCTTTTCGCCCGATTTGTCTTTCTGAAATCCACGACTGCCAACAATCACCCCGGTTTGGCGCATGGCCGTCAGCAGGGCTTCATTGTTTAGTTCGTTGATCTGCGGCAGCAGGTACTTTTGCCCTTTAAATGCCTGGTCAATCATCAGGTACTTCTCATCGTGCCGAAGCGGGTTGCCGATATGAACCCTGTGAACAGTCCAGCCGTTCTTCTGGAACTGCGAACAAATCACCGAGGCAAAATCTTCGTCGCTTACGGCGTAGTTGCTGCCAAGCGCTGTATTGTCGAAATAATACACCACTTCGCGGGTGTGGTGATGGCGATAGTAGTGGCAGAAGTCGTTTACCAGCTCACGGAGTTTTCGCTCGTACTTCACGTAAAACGATTTCAGGAACATGGCTTTCAGACCACCGGGCTGACCGGCCACCAGCCAGTTGATGTTTGCATTGTAGTCGAACGCCACGCAAATAGGTTTGTCCAGGTTCACGTCGCCATCCTGCCGGCAATCCTGGTCTTTGGCCTTATCGAGGTCATAATCGAGGTTTATGAGGTAGCTGTTATTGAAGGCCGTGTACAGGTGTTTTTCGTCGCTCAGTGCCGGATAAAAGCCATCCTTGAGCTTACCGGGGCGCACGCACAGGATGGAGGTCTGGAAGACCAGAGGCGGCAGGTCGCGCTTCATCTGTGCAATGTATTTTTTACCTAACAGCTCGATATTTTCGATGGACGACCACTCCCGGTAATATACAGCGATAGACCTGAATTGCGCCAGCCGGGTGCGGTATTCGGCCAATAGTTTGGTGGTGTACGTGTTTTGCGGCTTTTGTTTCAGCTCCCAAATTTCCTTCACAAGCCACTGGATCATATTGATCAGTTCCGGGTCCATCTTATCGCGGTAGTTCAGGAACCAGGATCCCTTCTTGGTGGTGGGCATGTCGCTCATCCAAAGCATCGAGTTCAGCCACGGGCAGTTTGCCCAGGGACCTTTGAAACCACCGTTGGCCGGTATAGTTTCATCCTTCAGTTTATCGTAGTTCAGAAACTTCGCTTCGTCGCCAAACAGGTACTGCAGGGTAAGCGAGTTCGACGAACCAGCCACATCCTGGCTGATCAAGTACTGTACCGATCCGTTATACCACGATATCACATGGTCGAAACTGGCGGGCTCATCCACCGGGGTTTTAAAGTTCATCGACTTGTCCGGGCGCCGATTCACCACGTAATGAATGTCGCGCTTGAAGCCCATATCGCGCCAACTGGAGAAAACCCCCGGCAAGGTGCGGGTAAGTGCCTGCTGAAAGGTTGAACACACGATGCCGCCCGCGCTCCGGGGCATGTATTGCGAATTACGAAGCAGCCAGGGCGCTGCAATCCGCGACTTACCAAAGCGCCTACCGGCCGCGATGGAGCTGGTGTGCGCTGCCGTGTATCGAAATTCCAACTGCGGATTGCTAAAGTAAACCTTCCGCTTATCAGTCGTTGTCATCGTTCACCTCCTCGTAATCGATGTACTCTATTTCAATTTCGCCCCGGTATTTTTTATACAGCCGCTCAATTTCCGCTTCTTTGTTTTCCAGCGGTTTCACCTTCAGCACGGTGGGGTCGGTGGTGGGTTCAATCGGGATAGGCAGAATTTCGTCCCACGGAATTTCCAGGGCATCTTCTTTATCAAGGCGATTGTATTTGCCCAGCTTATCGGCCGCCATAATCAGCTCTTTCAACCGCTTGGGACCACCTTTTTTGGCCGTTTCGATGGCTTCTTTCAGGGTTTCGTTTACCAGGTATCGCACCCACTCTTTACCGGCGTTGCGGATGTTCCCGAGCAGGATCCGGATATTGCCGATATCGCGGTAAGCCTGGCTCTCGGAAATGCCAAATTCGTTCATTAGATAGTCCCGGAGTTCCTTATCCGGAGTGGATGGGTTTTCGAGCGACAAGCTAAAGCAGGCCCGGTACCGTTTGAGCTGTTCAATCTCAACGGGGGTCAAATGCTCGTTTTCCTTCACATCCGAAAACAGCACATCGCGAAACTTATCCAGGTTGTTTTTGCGGCTCATATTGCTAAGGTGTTAAGTAATTCCGCAAAAATGAAGGACAAATTAAATCGTATTTTTAAATGAAAGATGTCAGGTTACCCTGGCATCTTACATTTAAAAATATGGCGGCTGTTCCAGTAACTTGGGCGCACGCCGTACAGAAATCCATCGCCCAGCACGGGCACGGCACGCATGAGGCGGCCACCGGGGCCACGTACCGCCCAATCTTCTGGCCACTCTTTTACTTCCCACTCTTTGACCGACCCCCAGCCTTGGGCTGTTTTCTTGCCGATGTGGGTGCAAAAGCGGAGCATTTGCTCCAGTTTTTCTGGTACGCCAATGCAGTACCATTCCACGTATTCGGCATGACGGTAATATACATTGACGTGGTACGCCTTGTATTGCCCCCGGCTGGTGTCGATGCGTTTTGTTTTGCGGTCGATGAGCCCGGAGTGGTTCAGGTCGAACCGTTTGACGTAAAACGCCTGATCTTCGACGGTGTGCTCTGGCCATTGCGCGAATGAGCAATGATAAAACCA